AAAGTACCTAGGTGACTATACCAAGGTGGTATATCGTTCTTTATGGGAAAGATAAGCATTCAAATGGTGCGAATCTAACTCTAGGATAAGAGCATGGAATTCAGAAGAGGTTGTTATACCATATAAGTGTAAGACCGATAATAGAATCCATAGGTATTTTATTGATCTCTTCATTGAGATGGATAATGGTGATTGTATATTGGTTGAGATTAAACCAAAGAAACAGACAACAGCACCAAAGAAGCCTTCACGTAAGACTAAAAAGTATATCAACGAAGTTACAACTTATATTAAAAATACCTCTAAATGGACTGCAGCTAATGACTTTGCTTCTCATAAAGGTTGGAAGTTTCAAATATGGACTGAAGACACTTTAAAGAATTTAGGCATCAAACTACTTAAGTCTTGATATAAATAGTACTATGGCAAGTTTATTCGATACATTACAAGCAAGCGCATTCAGAGCTGGCGTACAAGCTAGGACTGATAAATCCCGTAATTGGTTTAAAAAACAGGTAAAGGAATTAGGTACAATTAATAGGAATGCACTTCTAAGAGATGATGCATTAGATCCTACAGCTAATCCTAAAGTAGGTGATATGATTATGTATTTCTACGACCCTAAGATGAAAAACGAATTACCATACTACGACAAATTTCCATTGACCATATTAGTTCAACCTACTAAAGGTGGGTTTCAAGGATTGAATCTGCATTACCTTTCGCCTAACGTAAGAGCATTATTCTTAGACAGATTAATGAGTTTAGCACCAAAGAAAGTGACTGATTCAACACGATTAGCACGGTTAAGATATAATACTATCAAGGGTGCAAACAAATATAAGGAGTTTAGACCCTGTTTTAAGCAGTATTTAACGAGCCAAGTCAAATCAAGAATTGTAAGAGTACCAATGACTGATTGGGAAATTGCAGTATTCATGCCAACACAACAGTTCAAGAAAGTTAAAGATGAAAGTGTTTGGAGATATAGTAGAGATGCATATAAGGTATAACAATGGCTAATTCAATCGACGATTTAAAATCAACAATTCAGAACCATGGCGGTTTAGCCATGCAGAATAGATTCAATGTAATCTTTACACCCCCAAAACTATCATTAGTAAATTTAAATGCTAGTACATTATTGGCTGGAGTCATTTCAGGTGCTAGTCTATCGCTTAAAAACTTTATTAATGACCCTAGGGATATATCATTAATGTGTAAGTCTGCATCACTACCAGGCAGACAAATAAGTACTGCTGAACATTCTGCTCATAAAGAACAGCACAAATACATTACAGGGTTTATTGATGAAGATGTTACATGCGAATTTCATATTACTCAAGACTTTTTTATAAAAAATATGTTTGATGATTGGTTAAAGCAGATCTTTAACACTGAAACATATTCAATAAGTTATAAGTCTGAACATACGTGTGATGTAATTATACAGCAACTAGATAAACAAAATAAACCTATCTATGCTGTTAAATTAAAAAATGCATTCCCTACATCCTTAGGAGGAATGCCCTTAAGCAACGATGCAGCCGATACTACTCAAGTATTAAGTGTAACGTTCTCATACGATAAATTTGAAACGATGGGACCCGCAGCAGGGTTCTTTGCTGGAGTTAAATCTGTAGCAGATAGGATTATAAATATATTATAATGAATTGGTAACACAGGAGAAATATAATGGCTTTACCACAAGTAAATAGTTCTAGGTATACAGTATTTGTACCAGGACTAGGCAAGGAGATCGAATTTCGACCATACCTTGTTAAAGAAGAAAAAATACTCATGGTAGCAATGGAATCTAATGATCAAAAACAGATTCTAGGTGCTATTAAAGATGTCATCGAGGCATGTGTCTTTGATAATATCAATGTCAATAACCTAGCGGTATTTGATTTAGAAGTACTCTTCTTACACTTACGAGCAAAATCAGTAGGTGAAAGAATTAGCGTTAACGTTAAATGTCAAGACGAAGAGTGTGGAATCGAATCTCCAGTTGAAGTTGACCTTGACGATATTAAATCACCAGACATATCTGATGATGATAAAATTGTTATGTTATCTGAAGATATTGGTCTCACATTGAGATATCCATCATTTGAAGATATACAGAAATTTGATCCAGAGTATCTTGAAAAGATTGATGGTATTATGGAACTATTAGTGCTATGTATTGATAATATATTTGATACAGAAAACGTATATGACAATTCGAGTGATAAAGAAAAGATGGAATTTATTGAAAATTTAAATACAGATCAATTCCAGAATATTTCTAAGTTTTTCGATAGTATGCCATCGCTAAAACATGACTTAAAGTTTACATGTAGTAAATGTGAAAAAGAGAATAAGGTAGAACTGAAAGGTATTCAAAGTTTTTTTACCTAGGCCTCTCACATGATAATCTAGTAAACCATTATAAGACGAACTTTGCTATGATGCAGCATCATAAGTATAGTTTAACAGAATTAGATGGTATGTTACCATGGGAGAGGGAGATATACGTTACTCTTCTTAGTGAACATATTAAAGAAGAGAATAAAAAAGCTGAAGAGCAACAAAGGAAAATGAAACGATGAGCAATAAAGAACAATTTAGCGGTGACATGAGCCGTAATGAGGTTGAGATAGACCTTAATAAATTCATGGAATTAGTGACTGAAAATTCGAATCTTAAAGCAAAGATTGCAGAAATGGAAGCCAATAAAGAACCCGATAACCCATGGCAACGTTGGATATTCTTATCTAACATGGTTGATTCGTGGAGAATCTTCCCTAGAGCATTTTTAAGTGTGTATATATTCTTATTATACTACTGCACAATGTGGTTTATGGACTTACCAGATCCTACTATGGAACAATCAGGTTTAATCAGTATCGTAGTTGGTGCTGGAGCTGCATGGTTTGGTCTATATGCAGGTACAGCTAAAGATAAAATTAACGGAAGCGGAAAGTAAGGTATAACCATGGCAGACGATAAAAAAGACGCAAATTCTCAAAGAGGAGCAAATGCTCCACAACCTAGAACTAGAGAAGAAGGTGCATCTCTTTCTGATGTCGTCGATAAGCTAAAAGATAATAATCAAGAACAAACTAAAACTACTGAAGCTACTACTGGATTAGTGGCTAATATGATGAATATAGCCAATTCAGTAGAACGAGTTGGATTAGCTGGTAATGCTGTATTAGATACTGTTGCCGATAAGTTAAGTGGTAATAAACTAAAAGAGTTAGAAAGCAACAAAGAAGATGCTCAGCGTGATGATAAGACCAATGAATTACTAGAAGAATTAGTAGATAACACAGATCAAGACTTATTAGAATCTCCTAAGGGTTTCTTTGGTGCAGTACTAGCTACTGTTGCAGCTGTGACTGGTACTCTTGCTGGAATTCTTGGAGGATTTGCTGTAGGTCTATTTGAATCTACAAAACTATTAGGTGCTGCATTTAAAACTTTTGGGAGTAAATTATTTAGATCTTTTGATGATCTATTTAATAATAAAATATCTAAATCGTTTGGAAAACTAAAAAGTATATTCCAAGTTAGATTAATTGACCCAATTAATGATTTCTTTAAAGGTATTAGAACGGCTTTTAGATTCGGTAATAAAGGTATGAAAACCTTTAAAGCTGGCTTAGTCAAAGATGTTGCAAACTTCTTCGGAAGACAGGCTCGTACTCTTAGACTAGCTGCAGGTGAAATGGATGTAGTCAAGAATTTAAAATTTATTAAAGCTTCAGTTAGTACTTTCTTTGGAAATATTGGTGGAGCTGTAAGATCTTTTGGTACTAAGTTTGCAAAATTGTTTGATCTTGGTGATGATTTGAAAAAAGCTCAAGGTTCATTAACCTCTATTGGAAAATCAATTAGTGGATTTATACGTCCATTTACTAAAACTGCAGATGCAGCTAAGAATACTGGTAAATTTGCCATGATGATTATACGCCCATTTAAAATGTTTAGTGAATTTTTTAAATTCTTTGCAGCTAAATTCCTCCCAGTAGGTAAAGTATTAGGTAAACTATTCTTACCAGTTACAATCATTATGGGTATATTTGATGGTATTAGAGGCGCAATTACCGGTGCTTCTGAAGAAGAGGGTATGGCTAATAAATTTATTGGTGGTATCTTTGGTGCAATCAGTGGAATCCTTGTAGGTTTAGTTGGTATACCATTAGATCTCTTAAAGGATTTAGTTGGTTGGATTGCAGGTAAACTAGGGTTTGAAAACGCTTCAGAAGCGCTAGGTAAATTTAGTTTTAGTGGTCTTATTAGTAATATTATAGACACCATAAGAGATTTCTTTGGTGGTGTAGTTGATTTTGTTGTAGGCTTATTTACCTTTGATGGTGAAAAAATGATGGGTGGATTTACTGCAATGAAAGATGCTATAGGAAATGTACTTAAGCCATTATTACGTTCTATATTACCAGATCCAAAGGCTGAATTATTCTCTATTGCAGGTATAGCTTCGAAGGCTATTCCATCATTTATATACGATTACGCTGGAATCAATAAAGCTACTGGTGAAATGGAACCTTTAGAGAACAGTATATTCAATACAGTTAAAGATACTGGTGAAAAATTAAATGCTGGTAGTATTGAAAACGAATCTAATAAAAATAAATCTGCTGGTGTAACTGCAAATACTTCTGTTGATAATTCAACGAAGAGCTCTTCTGCTCAAACAATCAATATTATGGGTGGTCAACCTTTGGCCACTGCTAACGAACTTAGATTCCAGGCATAAAAAAACCCCAGCTGCAGCTAGGGTTTAGTGGCAATTTACTCTGTAACTTATTTGTAAAGGTTTTCGTTACTTTATCCGAGCGGAAGGACGCCAATCGACTCTATTTTATACCCTACGTCTTTACCGGGTTTTACCCTTAGTTATCCTGCGCTAGTTTCGCGAAGTAAGATAAGGTATCTTCTTCGTTACTTTCAGCCGTTACTGTTGGAGCAGCTTCAGCTATCGTTTCACTAGGAGCGGGAGCGTACTGCATATCTTCGGGAGCCATTGTTGGCCCAGCGTCGACGCCTAGTACTCTATTTAACTTAGCGGCTAATTCAGCATAAGTTTTATAGTTTTCTGGTTTAGTGAATTCGTTGAGAGAATATAGCTTATTGTATATACCTTCCAATGAAGCTTCATCACCACCGGCTACGGCAGCTGAAGCAGCAAATTCAGACTTATCATAGTTTGTCCAACCTTCAACCTTTCTAATTTTGATTTTAAAGTCAGCACCTTCCCAAAAATCGAAAGGATTCACTGGTTCTTCATCTTGGAACTGAGGTTGCATTTGGTCCATAATCTTATCAAAGATTTTTTTACCAAACTTATAAAGGTATACTTTACCTTCAGCCTCTGGATTCGCAGAATCAGATACCACCATTACGTTAGACACATAATGTAATCGTCTTTTCCTATCCCTTGCGGTTTGTTTATCTTCTTCTCTACCAGAGTTCCATAGTAAACCATTTGATTCACTAACAGGATCTGGTTGTCCGATTGAAGTTAAACTATTTTCGATATACCATAAACCAGAAGGTCCTTTGAACCCATGGTCCCAATATCGTACCCAAGGTAGATCCTCACCTTCTTTCGCAGGAAGGAATCTAATAACGGCATAACCATTACCAGCTTTATCTTGAGTAGGTTTCCAGAAGCGATCATCCGCGTATGATTTCGTTTCTGTTTTCGTTGATACTGCTTCCGCAGCTTTTACGAGTTGGTCGATAGACGAGCCTCGCGTGCTCTTTAAGTTTGCAAATGACATTTTATATTTCTCCGTATTGCATTGTATTTACTGAATTATCCACTTTACTCATAATATATACTATATATTATAACACAGTTTTAGGCAATTGTAAAGGCCTTTTTAACTATATTAATATATTTTTCCCTATCGAATTTTACGAAGGGAGTATACTTTGTAATCTTTCTAGAAACATCTGGCCAAAAAATAGTTTCGGTTATTTTGCTTCCTTCTCGATATACAAAGTCTGTTAATGCATTCATAATAACTAATGTTTCCAAAGTTATTTCTTCATGCATCCATTTTTCGATTATCATTGGTGCTTGATTAATATTCGTAGCAGCCAATAGATTATCAAAATTTTCATCCGATATATTATCTATATCAGTCTGAAATGTTCTTGTTAAAGAATCGTGTATTTTTCTATGCTTAGTGTAGTTTTTATCTTCCATGTCAGCAATATATTTTACGTCTTCAATAAAATTAAATACATAATAGTTTAACAAATCTTTTTGGTTCTTTGCCAATTTAGCAAAAAAGTACTTATCTCTTCTTTTAAAAAAAGAGTTAGGTGATACATTACTTTTAAAGTTGTATTTGATAGCATCGTAATCGCTTTCAAAATGTAGCTTTAAAGCATTATATAATTTATAAGACTCAAAGGGATCCATCATATAGGTAACGTATTCTTCTTCTCACCACGAATAAGATTTAATCCACTTGCTTCTACCTCTAATTTAGATTTAAGAGATGGAGACATAAGCTTTTTAATTTGCCTATAGTCCATACCTCTTTGTTCTATTATATAAGTCATAGCATCTATATAAGACATTTTGTTCTTTGAAACACATGCTTCTACAGCTTTAGTAAACCTTTTCTTGGTCATGATTTTATGATCTAATTCTTCCATATTTAATTTAAATAAATCTGGCGGGATGGATCAACTGTCGTGACATAAAAGCTATAAAAAATGATCTTTTT